ATGTACCGCTGTTATCCTGTTATCCTGTAACAATGCTTCCGAAACTCTACGTTCCAGTTCCACGACACAATATTCAACAGGCATGCCGAATAAATCCTCAAGTTCAATTCCATAATTCCAGGAATAAATAATGTATTTGTATCGTTCCGTGCGTATTATTTTATAAATTGCCTGTTCCATAGCTTTTTGACTGTCAACAAATCCTAAAATATAGTTACCTTTGTAAAGTTCCATTTTATAGGTTTTCGTTGGCTGTTCTTTCACCGTTATATCCGCACTCGTTTTAATTTTGGGTATCATAGCCACTCACCTTCTGTCTGAGGATCATCAATTCTGTCAAGGACAATAAATTTTTGTCCACCTTGCTGTCTTATCAGTAGCACACCTTCCCCAACTTTTAAACCATTATGAACTGTTATTTTCTTACGCCCTTTGTACTCGTGCTTATGTTTTTTTATGTCAGTCGTTGCACCTTCAACGACTTCTGTTTCTTCTGTTGAATGCCCAACAGTAATGTCGACTTCATAATCTTTAACAAGATGTGTTAAAATAAGCTCATCCTCTTCCAGGACAGGTACATTTATATCAAGCCTTATAGTAAGCGGAGCAACACTTTCAACTTTTCCTGCATAGATTTCAGAAGGTTTATTGTATTCAATTGCATTATTTATCATTTTCTTGAGTGCTTGTTCTAATTTCGCCACTGTGTCCCTCCTCTTTACCTATTTTTCCTTCCAAGTCCAAATCCATAAAGTATTCCTTGAATCCAAATTTGTGGGTTACTTTGTCAACTAGCATATAATTTGCGAGCTTGAACTCAGCAACATCCATATAAACAATAAAAGAAGATCCGCCACGAATTCTTACATCGCCGAATATCCCTTTCAGTTTCAAGGTTTTAGTTCTTTGATTGTAATATTCAAGCATTTTATTCGCACGTTCTCTTCTTTCGGCTTCTGTTGCGTTGCTCCTGTTTACTTTCTCAAAATACTGTAAAAGCCCCCACTTAGTAATGTTCTCACTGTCAAATACCTGATATTTTTCAAGTTTTTTCTCTTTATCATTTACGTAGTCAAGGACTACCTGATTATAGGTTTCTTTGTCAATACTACTTTCAAAGTCAAAGTCTTTCCCTGAAGTGTTGTCAAATATTAAATCTTTTATTTTAAGGCTTTCAGTTTCCTTCAAAGCCAACTTCCCATAATCATCGTAAATCACATATCTCTTATTTGTAAATCTCAAAGTGTCACTCAAAGCCCCTTGAATCATGTCAATTAAAGTTGTTCCGTCCTCACGTCTTTTCTCGAATACATGTTTTGTGTCTTCTATTTCTCCAAGTGTGAGCTTAAAGTCCGCTGCTATCATCTGTACGATTTCACTTGCTTTTTTACCTTTGAAAACATAGTATGCTTTGCTTTTTAAATATCTCAGCTGATCATATGCTGTGATTGTTACAATATTATTCTTTCCAAGTTTTCTTGTAAATACGTAGCCTAAAAACACATTTTGCCCTCGATACTTTAAACTTACCTGATCACCTTCCTGAACCTTTTCATCGAAAATCATTTTGAATGTAAGTTTCCCTGGTGCAGCTTTTCTTTCTAAAGACAGCTCAATACTGTCTGTAACAACTGGTGAGATTATAGTTTTGGTGCTTTGGCTTGCTACTATCAGCTCAATATCCTTTTCCATGTCATAGCTTTCTTCGTTTGGTTTTGACATAAAGGATTTTATTTTGTTTTTTATATCCTCAAGCATCTCTACCACAACCTTAATTTATCCGTTACAAATCCAGTTAAGGAAGAAATCCCATTTATTTCCATAACCGTTTCAAGTTGGTCAAGTCCACCAGTTTCACGTCTTATGACTTGCCAAATTTTATCGCCATACTTCATTTCCTTTATCCTGCTTTCAACTTTATCTGTCCATCTCTGGTTCTGCGTACTCACAGTTCCGTCCGCATTCGATATATATTGTTTTGGACGAGGGTCTATAAATTCTTTCAGTTTAATTTCTACATAAATATCCATACCTTCCTCAGCATTTTCTTCAACAGAAAAATCTTCAAGTGATACTTTCAGGTTTGTGTTGAAATAAGCCTGTGCCGAATTTGGATAGGTTCTTATTATAATTAACTGAAAAGGCTTTGCTCTTTTTTTTAGGTTCTTTAACTTATTTAAAAAATAGCTTGGTTTTTGATAAAACCCTAAGTATCTGGCAAATGGATAACGTTGGGAAGGAAGCATAAATTTAAAACTTATTTCTTGCAACCCTTCCTGTTTTAACATATTAAATTCCGCATCATTTATCAAATTGATAATACTGTTCATATTCTTATGTGAAATATTAACAGATGAAGGCGCAACAGGCAAAAGTACCTTGTCAATATAAAATATATATCCCTGTGTTCTCATTAGTCGCTATGCACCCCTTCCGCTCCAGTATAGACGTGTTCCGCTAACCTTTCTCCAAGTGCATCGATAAAATCGTCAGCGTCTGCCTGTTCTGAAATATTGTTGTAGTTTGTCATATCTATTTTTATTTCTGCAGTCGTGAATTTGTTTACGTATTCCCTTTCAGCAATATCCCTTAGATATTTCATTTCCTCATTCATGTCATCCATTTTATCGGCCATTTTACCTGTGTTGTCTGCTGTCTTTTTGTTGTTAGGGTCTTTTCCACCCCCGTCTTTTCCGCCTTTATCTTTTCCTGCATTTCCGCCTTTTTCTCCAGGTAAATTTTTCCCCATATTCATCAACTCATCCTTACCTTTGTTAAATCCATCTGTTAGTCCTTTAATTCCACTTCTAACATCTCTTTTTCCATCATCAAAGGCTCCTCCTAAATCAGTAAGTTTGGTAGAGGTTAGTCCTTCTGCACCTTTCATTACACCGTTCATTAAACCTGAAGGATCTGCGTAACCAGCATACCCAAATTTAGGTGCCTGCTTTTGTGCCCCTTTCACTCCGTTAGCGTCCCCGTAAGCCATAGCTTGAATGTGTTGAGCCGGAGTAAATGAAGCACCACCCCCACCACCCACTCTGCCAAGACTTATACTAAGAGATCCGCTATTTGAAAAATGTGTTGGGAGAACAGAATCTATAACTTTACCGATTTCATTTAATCCCCGCAAAAATCCATTAATGAAATTCTCAACCATTCTTGCAAGTGAATTTATCGCATTGGCAAAAGCATTGTGGAATCCATTCGCAACAGTTACTGCTGCCCTTCCTATAGCGTTATAACCGTCTATGAACCCATTTGCAATTCCAACAAAGAAATTGTAAATGCCTTTCAGAATATTGCTTATAGTTACTTTTAACCAAGCCCAGACCATTGCCGCACTGTTAACCATCCAATACCAGCCTTGCAAAAGTGCATTCACAAGCCAAACTCCTGCATTCCATATTCCTATGAACACATTTACTATCAAAGTGCCGAGTCCTATAAATGCGAGTATAACCACTGATACAAAAATTACTATTATATCCCATAGAATTATAAAAATGTTACTAACTAAAGCGGCAAACCAATAAAACATTCCACCTACTGTTTCTAATGCACTTTGAGTCCCTGTCGCCCATTGAGTTATGGCTACTGCCGCCCACAGTATTAAA